TCATGTAATCAATGAAACGTTGCGTGTAGTTCTGAGCAATTGAACGTTCTTTTTCTAATAGATAGTCTACTTCGTTTTTATCTACGTTCTCAGAGTTCTCAGATGAATGCTTGTAAACTCCTTTGTTTGCGATTGTATAAGCTGCAAAAGGTAAATACTCAACCATTCCCCAGTGTATCAACATTGGCTTCACATATGTTTCAACCAACATTTCATAGTTACCTGAAAGAGTTCCTGCGATAATGTCAGCTTGTAGCTTTTGAAATAGTTTAGAACCTAAGTAGTTCTGAATGTGAATGTCCTGTGCAATCTTGACAAACTGTATAAATTTGTCTACATCAGTATTCCCATTCATTGCTGTGAATTTAACGATGTCGTTGCGTGTTATGAATAGTGCTTCCATATTATCTTATCCCAAATTTATTATTTCGTTTTCCACTATATTGCATAGAAGCACTTGCTTGAGAAATATTTAAATCTTTAGCACATTCACTAATGCTATCATATGATTTATTTGTGTGCTCACAAAATACTGATTTTTTTACTTTATCAATTGCCCATGTTGGAGTTACTCCATTCATTCTTTCTCTGATTTTATTTACATTTTCAATCGAATGTTTTTTACCTAAAAATCCATTTAAATTTGCATCCTCATTAATGTGATTTAAACCATCATTTATTGTGTTGTAATACCTAATGTAGATACTTTCCATTTTATTCTTTTCATACAAATTGTCTGAAATAAATAATGTTTCAATATTATGATTGTCAAATCCATGTTTTCTTATTGACGCATATAGTTTACAGTTCTTGTTCTTAGCACGATATTTATGTTCAATCATACGTCTGTCGATATTGTTAGATTGACCAATATAGATTTTACCTGATGGACTTGTTATTTTATATATTCCTGATACTGCCATTATTTAACGTCTGATGGTAAGTTTTTATTTTTTGGGCTAAATCCTTTTAAAGGTAGATTGTTAGGATAAACTGAAACTTCATATGGATTAGTTACTTTAAATCCTTTAACTGAAGCTGCACTTGTTCCTATCTGTGAATATCCATCTTCAATTTTATTTAAATCAAGCATGAATGTTACACGCTCAAATTTATGATGGCATCTTGCTCCACCTTTGAATTTAAAGATGTCGTAAGTATTAGCACCACCTTCTCCAAAACCTGGATTCACTGCACGCTTGCTCATTTCTTCAATGTCCTCTTTTCTGAAAAGTCTACTTTGCTTTGCCATCATAGCTTTACAAAATGCTCTATCAGGATTTTTATTACCTGTATATCGGTAACGAACTTTGAAGTATTTTAAATCACCTACTTTTTTATCTTGTGAACTCTTTTGATTTGGTTTTGGATTACCTGTACTGATGAAATTATAAAGTTTAGATAACAAAGATTTGCTTGGTTCTAATTCCAATTCAGCATTCAACAAAGCATTATCTAATTCATCTTCATCATCTGCAACTTCTCTTGAATCTACCTCAACCCATTCTTCAGATATTTCATCAGAATCAACCCTGTTTAAGATTTCTTCTAAATCCGTGTTTACTTTGCTTAACAATTCAGGATTCAAATCACTTCCACCTGATTCTGGTTCTAATCCAACGATGCTTCTGATTTCATTTGGAGTCAATGTTTCAATTACTTTGTTAGCTACTAATGGAGATAAGTTTGTAATTGCATCAATCAATCCTTTGTTGATTCCTTGTAATGTTAAGTCACCTGCTGAATCTAATGGATTTAATTTAACGAACTGAAGTCGTAAAGTGATACCATTGAAGTTAATTATCTTATCAATTGCTGCAATGATTTCATCCTGTAATGGACGAATAACCATGTTTTCATATAAGATAGTAGAGTTTCTAAGCTCATCTGCGTTACTTGAGAATCCGTTTGTGGATGCAACTCCAAATAATAGCGGAGATGTTACGTTATGACCTAACATAATCTTTCTCATGCACTCCTCTGAAAGATATGTGTAGTGTTCAGGTGCATCATTTAAAGGAATATCTTCAACGGTTGTTTTTGCTTCAGCATTATCATTGAATGCAACGATTACTTTTTTACCTAAACTTCCCGTGAGTTGGTTCATTACTTTAGAAGTAATCACGCTTTGTTGCTCTTCAGTTGGAACACCGTTATTAAAGTTAACTACTTTCGTTCCTGAGAATCCATTTTGTACTTCATTGATTAAATAATCTGCTATTGATTCCTCCAATAGTGCATACGGAAGTGCCCCTTGATAGTCTGGATAAGAATAGTATTTCATACCTACTGCGTAAGGCTTAGAGTATAAAATCTCAACCTTTTCTTTTGAAGTACCAAATGCAGGGAATCTTACGGGTGCATAGCTTTTAGTATCACTCCAATCATCTGAATAGTAATATCCTGTAATTTCACCATCCTTATTGCATTTCTCAGCACGAAGTAAGTTAACAGGCATATGATAAGCCTTAATTATTCTATCGTGTTTATCGTTGTAGTGTACCTGGAATGCAAATTGACCTAACATTTTACGGTCAAAGATTACTTTCTTTAAATCTTCATTGTCAATTGTAGCACACAAAGATGCCCATTCATTAGGTTTCTTAGCGGAATCCAATGCACTTAATCCACGTCCGTAAACTAAACGTGCAACGTTGTTAATGATTGCTGAGTTCGTTGTGGAGTTCGTGTGTCTATCAATCAAGAATTGAAAGAAATCATTGTTCTCACCAAAATCCACCCAATTCTCACGTTTCGATTCCTGAATAACTGGAGTCGTGTAAGCACTTAGGTTTAATATGTGTAGGTTATTCATATACGATAAATTCGTTTGTTGTTTGATTCGAAATGTATTGACCATCGTTTACAGTATATGCACTGATGGTTTGGTCTGTGCAGAATACTTTGTCCTTATGGCAGATAGTTGCACCGTTATTTAATAGTAATGTGTATGTGTGTCCTTCAACAAGTGCAAAGGTTGCAGTAACCGTGTTTGCATAGCCTCCCTGAGTTGAACTTGTAATGCTTATTGAAGTTGTTACATTGGTTTGTTCATCAGTGATTGACATCGTTGTGTAATTCTCGAATCTCGGAATGAAACTAAATGTTTGAGCTGAAGTAGATGTTGTTAATACTATCATATGTATTAAACGACAAAAGAAAGAAAACGTTTTAAAATAGAAAAGGGAGACCGAAGCCTCCCTAATCACGCTATGAAAAGAAAAGTATTATGCTGTTACGATAGTAGCATCATCAAACAAAGTTGCTAAAGCATCTTCAGTAGAACAGTTAACTAAATTAGCTAACAATTTTTCTGTACCTACCATAGTCAAAGTGTAACCATTTAAGTCACCCATTGCACTACCGTTCATTACGTTTGCAGTAGTTAATTCCATTCCGTGTTCAATACCTGCAAGGAAGTATTGTCCGTTTCTGTTTCTTACTACAACGTTAGGGCGTCCGTAAGCTAACAATTTAACATTCTTGTGTGTTGTAGCATCTTGTTTTTTCAAAGTGAAAGTTAAAGTTTGCTCAACAAAAGTTGTTCCGTTCTCACGAGATGAAGTAATTACTTGGTCAAAAGTATTTGTTCCTTTTAATTCGTATTTGTATAGGTTAGTAACACCTGATACTGCTGAAACTGTATCTGTTCCAACCGTGTAACTTACACCCGTTGTGTAATCATAATCTCCAAAGTTGATAAAGTAGATAGCATCAATACCACCTACTGCATCTTTGCATGGTTCTAAGCGACCATTTGCGACCTCACATGACATATTTTTAAATTTTAAATGTTATAAAAAAGGGAGGAGTGCTTTACCCCTCCCAGATTAATTAAGTTAATTAAGATTAGTTAGCAGAGTTTGTGATTCCGTAAGTAACCATATCCTCAGCAAATCCGTATTTCGCATCAGCAGTAAATCGCATGATAACACGAACGTTCTCAGAACCGTCAAGGTCAGCCATATCCAAAACTTTAACTTGGTTCATGTCATTCATTAGACCTGTAGCAAAGTGCAAGTTAGATGTAGTTGTAGCGATACCTGTGTTAGCAGCCAAACCGTTTGCCATGAAGATTGGAAGACCATCGAAAGACAAAGAACCGTTTGTGTACCATTGTGTACCTTGGTTGTTAGTACCGTTAGCACCTAAACCTGATGCACCAAATCCACCCAAAGCACGGATATATGCTTTAACGATGTTTTGAGATAAGTACAATTTCAAGTCTGGTTGTCCGTACATACGAGCAGGAATAGCATCAACCAATTTACCGATTTCAGCAACAACGTTTGAAGCAGTAACAGTAGTACCAGCAACTTCTTGTGCAGATGGTAAAGC